TTAACTGATAGTATTACTGCAATGGGATCAGATACACAACCTAAAGGTCATGATGGTGCCAGTTCCGCAGGATGCTCATCAGCCAGTGCAATGTTATTAGGCGGATAATATGGCATATGATTTTCCAAGTTCACCCGTTGCTAGTACACTATTTGTAGCACCTGTTGGTGTTGTATATGCATATGATAATAGTAGCTCTTGGACAACTAAAGGCGATACACTAACTTCAAATCCTTTTACAAATGCTTTTAAATATAGAACGATCTATACACGAGGTTATGTCTCAGCAGGGTATAAAAACGGTAGCCCTTGGCGTAATGTTAACAAAACTCAACACACGACGGATGTGACAACTAATTTAGGTGATATGTTGGATGCAAACGCATCCTACATTGGCGGTGGATTTAGTGATTATTATCACTACGTATACGGAATGTCAGGCGCAGTAAATGGCTCATCCACAACAACATCATCTGTTAATATGTCTACAGATTCCGGTAGAACACAGAATTCTGCTTGGAACACAAAAACTTCAAGAGGCGATTGTGAAGCATTGATGAATTCGAATTTGACTATTGCTTATATTACCGCAGGAGGTTCTTCGGCCACAGATAAACACAATTATGTCACGGAGACAATGATGAATGCTGGAAGCGCACCTGCTAATCCATTGACTTCTGGTGGTACCGCTGGCGGAATTGCAAGTATGTTTGGTGAGTTTAGAGGATGGATAGGAGTTAACACAAGCGGAGCATACATAGAATGGGCAACTGAAACATGGACTTCAGCAGGGTGGACTACTGACGCCGATGGGCAACCAAAAGGTTTATCAAGTAAACATGGTTATGGTTATTGTGCTCAAGGCAGTTATAATGGTTCCGCAACATACAGGAAGTTTAATGATTATACAGGAGGAGGTGCTGTAACTAGTTTTTCTCGCCCAGATACTTGTGGAGAAGAAAACCATCAAATTGGTCAAAACTGGGGATACAGTCTAGGGTCGTACAACGGCAATCAAACTAACAACACACAAAAAATTAATTATCTTACGGATACCTCTACTGCTATGGGTTCAGATACGCAACCTAAAGGTCATGATGGAATGAGTTCAGGTTGTTGTGGAACAGCAAGTGCAATGTTATTAGGCGGATAATATGGCATTTGATTTTCCTTCTTCACCAACCTCAGGAACACAATTCTTAAATATATCTGGAATATATCTTTATGATAATAGCGGATCTTGGACAACGATAGGTGATACACTCACATCAAATCCTTTTGGATTAAATCCTTTTAAATACAGATCAATTTACACAAGAGGATATGTATCTGGCGGTTATAAGGACGCTTCTCCTTGGCGTAATGTGAATAGAACTGTTCATTATACAGATACAACAACAAATCTTGGTGATTTAATGGATCAAGCTGCCGCATATACAGACGGTAGTTTTAATGATTATTACCAATACATCTATGCAAGTAGTCCTTCTTGGCCAGGGACAGGCTCTTATACATCATCTATAAACATGCAAACAGAAGTTGGAAGAACACATTCAAGTTCATGGGATTTAACTCAGAACATGACTCAATATGGTGATGTTGGTGTTGTTATTAATAGCAATTTAACGATGGCTTGGATTATTGGAAATCAAACATTATTTGATAAACACAATTTAGTAACCGAAATAATGTATTCGGCTGGTACAGGTGGAAGTGGTGGAACTGCTGGAGATTTCGTTGCTGCTTGGTATGGAGAACGTTATGGTTGGATTAAACATTCTTATGAAGGTAACAGAAATTTGAAATTAGAGTTCTCAACAGAAACATGGTCATCAGGTGGACTTACTGTGGGCACTGATGGATGGGGTAAAGCTTTGCCAACCAAAGATGGATATGCCTATGTAAAAAATGGTGGAAATATCGTGAACGGAATATATAAAGTGAATGATACAACAGGATCAAACATTCGTACTGATTTGACTGCTCCAGATGGAAATGCTGGAGAAGAGAATTACCAAACAGGACAAAATTGGGGTTACTGTTTAGGACACTATAACGGCGCGCAAAACAATAATACATATAAAGTCACCCATGCAACGGATGCTTTAGTTAGTTTGGGTGCAACATCTCAACCAAAAGGACATGATGGTATGAGTTCGGCAGCGACATCATCAGCGAGTTCTCAGTTTTTAGGAGGTTTTTAATGTCTTTTTATATCGCTAAATTTAAAAGATATATTCCACAAAATATTAAAGTAATAGCGTCGTTCGATGGATATTCTGTAATAGAATGCACAGACTATTCGTTATTGACTGATATACAACATGAAGAAATTACTGAACATGAAGCAACTGTTGCTTGGAAATTTTATGGTGAGGCTAGACCATATAGATCAGCATACTCTGATGTTGAAGGACTTGAACCTGATCCCGATCAATTAGCAAAAGGAAAAAGAAAAACAAAAGTTTATTTTACGATGGAAATATATCAATCCACTGTACTATTAATGAAGAGAATTTTTAAAAGAAACGTTCAAGATATCTTTTCTGAAAGAGAAGATAAAACATTAGAAAGTGAAATACTTTCTTTCATTGATTCCCTAGAAACTATTAGAGATATTTCATATCATCGCGAAAGACTTTTGGGAACAGAAATGTCCAAATCTCAATTAAAAGAATTGTTTTTATGGGATGATGAAACAAACTCCAGAATAGGAAGACATCAATTTACTTTAGGATTTTAAAATGACAAATAATGAAATTTATGATTTAGTTGAATCGCATGGTTCATGGTCGATGAGCGACTTTCAATCTAGATATTTTGTGGTAAATTCTCAAGTTACAAATTACAGAAGAGTTAGACAGGCTCTTTTAGAGATAGAAACTAGAATTGCTGCAAAAAAACAAATTGAAAGAAACGTTAAGAAAACTGAAATACAAAAGCAAATACATGAAAGATCATATAATAATGAGAAAGATGAATTGACCAAAGAGATGATTCTAGTTGATATTGATCAATGTAATTATGATCTATCTGTTTATCGAAAAAAATATAAAGTGTGCTTAGAAGAACTGGAAAATTTTGCAAAGGTAGTCAGAGACATTGTTCCAGATATTGAAACTCTCGAAAATTATAAAGAACACAATGAAATTGAGGAAAGAAATTACTGGATAGCAAGAATGGCTAAACAAGCAACCATGGATCTAATGACAATAGGTAGAATTGGTTCTGGTAATTTGGATTCGATTGCAATGATGCCACTAGAAGATCAGCAGGAAACGATTAAAGCTGCTCTTAAATATAATACTCTTTTAAATAAAGGTATTCAAGTAATAGAAAAACAAGCACAAGAAGAACTTGCAAAATTACCTTCCGGAATGAATTACATCGATGAGATTGTTAACAATCAATTGAAACTTGAGAGCAAGGTGTCAGGTGAAGATATTTAGTATTCCATTGAATCCAAAATTAAATGAAAAGCAGAGCATAGATTTCATAAATTTTTGTAGAGATTATAACGAGTATATTTACGACATATATTTCACATGTCGTATACCTCCGTTTTTACAAGATGCAATGGGTGATATATTCATTCAAACAGAAGATAATCTTCTAGCAATAGATAATGCATTATATATTTCTCAGCAGACAAAAATACCTTTATCAGCTACATTTAATAACATTGAAGTACGACCAACACAAAAAAATCTCGATCTATGGATAAAAAATTTTCGTAAGCTATATGATAGCGGAATTCGTTCAATAACAATACCACATACTCATTGGATTTTAACTGGTCAAATACAATCAGAATTTCCTGGTGTTTTTATTAAAAATACTATCTTAAGAAATGTCAGAGAAGCAAATGAAGTTGCTAATTTAGCTAAAGCAGGATTTCATTATGTTAATCTTGATAGAGATTTAATGAGAGATCATGATAGATTAAAACAAATAAAAAAAGTTAAAGACAAATATAATATTAAACTATCTTTACTAGGAAATGAAGGTTGTTTAGGTGGTTGTCCCGTAATGGACGAACACTTTCAATTTAATAATGGTCGAACAGATGGACCGCAATATTTTAATGATGCTATTAGTAGAGTTAGTTGTCCGAAATGGGATTATACCGATTCGGCCATTCATTTAAAAACTGCAAATTTTCCACCATGGAGAGAAGATTGGATTGAATTTTTAGATTTAGGAATTGATGTTTTTAAAATGCATGGTAGAGAGAGTGTTGAAAGACTATATCAGACATTTGATATAATTAAAAGATTTGCAAAAGGTGATGAGATACTTTTCGACAATTTTAATGACTATTTGAAAGAAACGAATCTCAAAGATAAACCGATTAATATTTGGCGAAATAAGATAAAGACATGTAAATTCGATTGTTGGGATTGTAATTATTGTGATAAAGTCTGGTTAGCAAAAGGAAATAAAGTCGATGAGAAAATTTCTTTGGTCGCTCAAGCTATAGTTGATTCAGTTAATGAGAATGTGCCTAATAATATAGAAGGTCTTACTAGTGATAGAACAAAAAAGTTATTGAATTCATTAGGAAAACTTAGTACAAGTTATTTGGAAATAGGTGTTTTAAATGGAGCAACATTTTGTAGTGTATTGAAGGATAATACACTAAACGCATATGCAGTGGATGATTGGAATCATATTGTACAAGCGGCAAATGGAACAACAAATATACAGTCAAATAAAGAAAAGTTTATTAGTAATGTAAAAAAATTTAAAGGAAACAACAAGATAAAACTTTTTGATTCACATTTTTTGAATGTAGATAAATCAACTATAGATTATATTGACTTTATGTTTTATGATGCTGATCACTCAGAAGAGTTGACTAGAGCCTCTGTAACTTACTTCTCAGATAAGTTCACTAATAATGCAATACTTATTTTCGATGATGCCAACTTTGATGGTGTTGTTTCAGGCGCATTAAAGGGTATTGAAGACTCTGGTCTAAAGGTGTTGTACCAAAAAATCATACTGAATGATATTGAAGATGCAGAGCAATGGTGGAATGGTTTATTAATTGTCGTTATAGGGAGAGATTAAAATGGAATATTTGTTTAAAGGGCTTTGGTACGTAGCATTTTTAGCATTGGTAATGTTATTGGCAGCATGGGCTAAAAGAACTAACATCTTTATGCCTTTATACAGATGGATAGCTTTGAATGTTAAATCCAAACGTGCCGTTGTCGCAATTATCAGTGCTATTTCTGGAATTTTACCAATTGAAGGTAGAGTTACTGTGTCAGCGGGGTTTTTAGATACGATAGCACCTAATGATAACAGAAAAAGAATATATGGTATCATTGATTATCTAAGCACACACCATTACTATTTCTGGTCACCATTGGAAAAGACTGTCATACTACCAATGGCTGTATTGTCACTTAGTTATTTTGACTTTTTGATTTTAGTTTGGCCACTCATTGCAACATGTCTGATTGTTGGGTTGTTCTATATATTTTTTGTTCTTAAAGAAGAAGATATTGCAATTGATTTGGATAAAAAGCAAACTTGTGAACATCACTCGCATGAACAACCTTGGATTCAATGGAAAGTTTTAGCAGCCGTAGCTGGTGTAATTATTCTAGGTAATTTTATAAAGAGCTTTGATACACAAATGTATGAGATCGTGAAGAATAATGGATCGATTGCATTTGCTACACTATTAAGTTTTCTGTTCAGCTTTGCAATGGGAAGTTCAAGTAAATATGCGGGATTTGTTTCCATTCTATCTACAATATTTGGCGCACAATACTTACCGTTATTTTTAGCTGTTGATTATGCCGGTTATATGCTTTCACCAACACATAAATGTTTTGCTGTAGGAAAAACATATTTCGACACACCGATTAGCGATTTTTATAAGGCTATTGGTTTTCTTTGTGGCTCTCTAATTTTAGTTTCTCTAATAATGATATTACTATAAATAAACAATAAGCATAGGAGAATTGTATGAGTATCGAATATACTTGGAAAGTTACAGGTATTAAAACAAAAACTGAAGGAACAAGGGAAAAATCTGTCGTTCAAACTTATTGGTCTAAAATCGGCACAAATGAAGATGGTATTACAGGAACGTATAATGGAGCAACACCATTCACTTCAATCGATTTAGCGGATGAAGAATTTATTCCTTTTGAAAATCTAACTGAAGAAATCGTTTTAGATTGGATTAAATCTATCGTTGTCAACGATTTTGAACAGCATATTAATAATTCTATATCAAAACAAATAGAAGAAAAAATTAATCCTCCTGTTGATGCTAGATTTCCTTGGGATCCTTTGGAATAATAGTTTATAATGTTGCTTGTAAATAACAATAACAGAGCAATTTAACAAATGGCAAATTCAGATAAAGATATCATCATTACTCCAAATAGAGGACAAAGTGATGATCCAAAAATAGAGTTTAGAGGTGCGAACACATCCGTTGGTGCACAGACTATTAGTGCTAGAGTGTATCCCACAAGTAATGGAACACTTTCATTCGAAGGTACCGCGGGACAACTTTTCTCAATAACTAATTCTTTATCTGGTACCATTTTCTCAGTTAATGATGTATCTGGTATTCCTAGTATAGAAGTCTTGGATTCTGGAATATTGAAATTCGGACAATATAGTGGAAACGTTTTAATTGGAACAGCAACAGACAACGGTAATAAATTAAGAGTAGCTGGTACCGCTCATATCACACAACTTGGAGTAGGATCAAATAATAATCAATCATTTGATTTTTACAATAGCGGCACAAGTTATTTTAATGGTACAGCATTTTTTGATAAAGTGGTTACTTTTGCAGGAAATTCTGGTTCTCAAGGATGGAGCAATATTGTCATTGATGCTTCAACTCCGTCCAATGGTGCTTATATAAGAGCGAATAGGGCATCATCGGGGGCGGGAGAAGTCGGATATGCTTGGGGAACTGGCGGAACAAATCAGTGGATAAACTTTTTACCAACCGATTCAACGACTCTCAGTTGGTATCAAGGATCGTCTACTGTTATGACTTTGACAACAACTGGAGCACTTCAATTAAATTCGACAACAGATGGAATGTTTACTCTATCGAAAAGTGGAACTAATTGGAATTATATTAATTTTAATACATCAGGTGCAAGAAAATTTTATTTCGGAGTAAATGCTTCAAATGAACCAGAACTGGGCGTTGATAATAATGGAACTTTTCGCCTAGTCGGTTCACCAGGAATGACAATTAGTGGTAATACTGTGTATCACGGTGGCAATATACCAACGTGGAATCAAAATACAACAGGTACAGCAGCTGGTATTAATACATCTGCACCAACTCTTGCAATAGCAACCGAAGCCAATTCTATCTATGTGAGTGCTCCTTCATATAGCACAGGTCAGATAGTAAAACAATTAAATTTTGATTGGTATGGAAATTATTGGGCAATCGGAAACATACGAAGTGGAGCAACTCCTTCAGATGGATTTGGTGTTGCTTATGGAAATAATACACCTTTATTTATATTTTCAAATACTGGTAATGGATTTCAAGCAGGAAACGCATTCACTTATGACAACTCTGGTGGATGGGGAGCAAATTTAGTAGCTGCTGGATCATCTCATGCGAGGGTCAGACTTCGCGCAACATCTTATAATGGTAGCGGAGACAGAGAAACTTATATGTGGTTGGACAATACTACTAGTCCAGCTACTGGAATATATTCAACTGCTCCAACTTTTAATTTCGTAGGAAGTATTACCACAGTTCAAGTTGCAGGTAATACGGTCCTTCATGCAGGCAACTACACTTCTTATGCTGCAACCAGTGGACACAATCACACATATAATGTTAACAATGACTGGTTAAGAGATAATGGTGACGATAATCAATTCAAAATTTATGGTAATAGTAGAACTATAATTTATCGTACAGATGGTAATACTAATGAACACGGTGGAGGTAATTACGCGCACATATTCTATTATGGTGGTAGTGCTGATGGTAATAGAGTTTTTATAATTAATACGGATGGTAGATTGTGGTCGCCTTATCACGGCTGGCTCGACACGATGAGTGTTTCATATGCTTCTTCTGCTGGTACTGCGGATAATATTGATGGATGGGGTTTCGTAAACACTGGAAACAATAGCGCAGTTAATGCAAACACAATTGACAGTAATGGTATTAGCTATTATCAATCGGGTGTAGACAACTTTTCGCTAAATTCCACTGATGGTGCACTTTATTCACAAAGATATTCTAGCGATTGGCAACACCAAATTGCTGGTGATTATCGTGAAGGTAATATAGCAGTTCGTGGAAAAAATGGCGGAACTTGGGCACGATGGAAACCAATTCCTACATTAACTATAAGCGATACTGCTCCTGGTAATGAAACAGTAGGAGATATGTGGTGGGAGTCGGATACTGGTAAATTAAAAATTTATTATTATGACGGTAATACTTCTCAATGGGTCGATGCAATGCCCATTCCTGATACATCAACATTTTTTAGTAAGGCTGGTGGTTCTATTACAGGTGCAGTAACGATAAACAGTTCATTAACGGTAACAGGAAGAATTTATGCTGATGCTGGTATTAGAGTAGCACAAAATAGTTCTTCAGGATTAGCTAGTGGCATAGATATCACTAACACAGATATTAGAAGTAATGCTGTCAGTGCTTGGACAGGAAACCCAGGCGCGCAAGGAAAAATTCAATATCATAGCTATCGTTGGTATATTGTTTCAGATAGTTCTTCTGATCGTATTGTACAATTTAGAAGAGATGGTAGTGATGTATCATATATTGATAATAGTGGAAACTATGTTGGTAATGTGAGCGGTAACGCAACAACAGCCACTACCGCTAGTGCTGTTGCAGCATCCGCTATCACAGGTCAAACAGGTATGTGGACAAGTTCTGCTCGACCAGGACCATATCGATTATACCGCCGCGATGACAACAGCGACTACAGTGTGCAAACCCACTGGACTGGTAGTTATTGGAGATTATATGGTTATGCCGGAGATACGGCACACGCGGATACACATGTTGGATATGCAGACAGTGCTGGAAATGGTGGCGTCACATCAGTAAATGGACAAACTGGTGCGGTTACTATTTCGGGTGGTGCATCACTCTCAAATGATACATCAACAAATAATAATTTGTTTTATCCTACGATGGCGTATAATGCCACATCTGGAACACTTTCAACCGCATATGTTTCATCAACTAAATTATACTTTAATCCATCGACAGGAACATTAAGTGCAACGGTAATGACATCCATATCGGATAGAAATGTCAAAGAAAATATAGTAACTATAGAAAACGCACTATCAAAAACACTTTCTCTTCGTGGAGTTAATTATACACTCAAAGACACTCAACAAAAATCTATAGGTGTTATAGCGCAAGAAGTTGAAGAAATTTTACCGGAAGTTGTTAATACATCCGACGACGGAACAAAAAGTGTTCAATATGGAAATATGATAGGACTTCTAATAGAAGCTATCAAAGAACAGCAGTCCGAAATAGAAGAACTCAAAACATTAGTCAAAAAAATGCTGGAAAAATGAATATATATACTTGTATTGGTCTTAGATCATTATTAATTGGAGATTTAAATGAATAAATTTAGTTTAACTGATTTGTCGATTGAAGAAGTGAATGTCATCATCGCTGGTTTGCTCGAACTTCCTGGAAAAGTCGGCTTAAATGTTTTTGCTAAAGTGAAACAACAAGCTGAGGAACAAGCTAGACAAATGCCTCAAGCGCAGGAAACTAACGTTCCAGAAGGACCACTTAGTGATAAAGTGATGAATTAAAATCTGCCATTTATCATCATTATAAATAAATTATAATATCTAAAGGATGATAAATGGCAGCTCCTTCAACTAGAAAAGAATTCAAAGATTATTGTCTCCGTAAACTGGGACATCCTGTAATTCAAATTAATGTTGATGATGATCAAGTAGAGGATCGAATAGACGATGCTCTACAGTTTTTCCACGACTATCACTTCGATGGCGTGGAAAAACTCTTTATGAAACATAGAATTACGCAAGAAGATATTGACAGAGGATGGATTTATGTTCCTGAGGCTGTCATATTTGTCACTGGTGTAATGCCTTTCGATCAATCAAATTCTTCTGTAAATATGTTTGATTTAAGATATCAACTCAGATTGCATGATTTATATGATTTCACCTCAGTTTCATATGTCTCTTATGAAATAACCATGCAGCATATTAGGACTTTGAACCTTTTGTTCTCAGGAACACCACAGTTTAGATTTAATCGCCATCAAGATAAATTGTTTTTGGACATAGATTGGAGTGGTGATCTAAATGTAGGTGAATATGTTGTTGTGGAGTGTTATAGAAAATTGGATCCAGATACAATTTCTTTATCTGGAACAGCAGCAATAAGCATATCTTCTACTACTGTCACAGGAACAGGAACTAAGTTTGATCAAGATATTGTTCCCGGCGATTTCATTAGTTTTGGTGATGAATTAAAGAGAGTCAAGGCTATTATTTCTCCAACAGAATTAACAGTTGATACCGTGTTTGGTTCTAATGCATCAGTCAGTATGACTAAATCTGGCGTATCAGACGTTTGGAATGATAGATTTTTAAAACGTTATGCAACAGCACTTATCAAAAAACAGTGGGGCGAAAATCTTAAAAAGTTCGCAGGCATTCAAATGCCAGGTGGTGTAACATTAAATGGTAAAGAAATTTGGGATGAAGCCGTTGAAGAAATCAATAAGGTTGAAGAAGAATTGATAAACACTAATGTATTACCAAGCGAAATGTTTATTGGTTAATTATGTCCACAAATTTCTATTTCAATAATTTTCCCCAACACCAAATAACAAGTGAGCAGTTACTCGTTGAAGATTTGGTGATTGAAGCAATGCAGATCCATGGCATGGACGTTTTTTATTTACCACGTTCAACAAGAGATGAAGTCGATTATCTATACGGTGAAGACACACTCAAAGAGTATCGAAATGCATATAGTATAGAAATGTATCTTGAAAATGTTACAGGAATGGATGGTGAAGGTGATTTCATTTCAAAATTTGGCTTAGAAGTCAGAGATGAAATAACTTTACTTGTATCGAGAAGAAGATTCGGATACACTGTTCCACAAAAGAGACCTAATGAAGGCGATTTGATTTACATTCCTCTTATAAGAAATTTCTTTGAGGTCACTTTCGTCGAACATGAAAATGATCAAGCGATGTTTTATACATTAGGTAGAGGACGAGGCGGTAATGTATATGTCTATGCTCTTAAATTAAAACAATTTGTCTTCTCGGAAGAAATTATTTCAACTGGTGTTCAAGAAATCGATAAAGAAGCAGAATCTTCTTATAAGAGAATTCGTCTACCTTTAGCAAATACTGGTACAGGAAGTTATGTTCCAGGTGAAATTGTATATCAAGGCACTTCTTTAGCCAATTCCACTGCTCAAGCCATTGTTTATTCATACACTCCTCATAGTGAATTGACTGTAATCCGTGTAATTGGTCAATTCACAAGTAGCGCAAATGCAATAGGAAATACAAGTGGTGCATTAAGAACACCAGTCACAGTTGATGAACTTGATTCCGTCGGAAATAATGTATTCGAAGATATCACAGATAATAAGAGGATCGAACAAGAAGCTGATGACATCTTAGACTTTACTGAAACTAATCCATTTGGAGAACCATAATGCTCAGTAAAGGACACTTTTACAATAGAACATTAAGAAAAATTGTTGTCGCTTTCGGTACAGTTTTTAATAACATAACGATGATCCGTTATGATAAAGACATGACAAAAGAATATGAAAGAATAAAAGTGCCTCTTTCATACGGTCCAAAAGAAAAGTACATCACTAGGTTAGCATCTGATCCAGATTTAACTAGGTCAATGTCTGTACATTTACCAAGAATTTCTTTTGAGATGACAGCAATCACATATGATTCATCAAGAAAAACAAACTCTCTGATTAAAAATTATTCCTTTGACTCATCGAAAAATCAAGTCAAATCTCAAGCATCTCCTATACCATACAATTTTGATTTTAGTGTTTCAATCTATGTTAGAAACATAGAAGATGGCACACAAATACTTGAACAGATTCTTCCATTTTTTACTCCGGACTATACCGTAACTGTCAATTTGGTTCCTGAAATGGGATTAAAATATGATCTTCCTATTCTATTGGAATCAGTAAATACAACTACTGATTATGAAGGCGACTTTCTCAGTACACGAATGATTATTTGGGATTTAACTTTTAGTGTAAAAGGTTATATATTTCCTCAAGTAAGTGCAACAGGAAACGGTTTCATCTCAAAATCAACAACCAACATCTACACTAATTTTGGTGATAAAGAATCACAAAAAGTTTATGTCGATTCAGCAAATGGTGTTGGTGTTTTTGTTACAGGAGAGATTGTTCGTGAAACTAAAAAAGGAAAATCAGGAAAAGTATTATACTTCGCAAATAACAACACTGGCACATTAGTATTAACTGAACTGACAGATTTAATGGATGAAAATGATGTTATTGTGGGTGACTATTCAAATGCAACATATACAATAGATACTGTTGATTTGGATCCACTTAAAGATGTGATAATAAAAATAGAACCTAATCCTGTAAATGCTAATGCAAACTCATTGTATGGATACACAGAAACTATATTGGAATTCCCGGATACACTATGAATATGGATAAAAAATTGTCGGACATTTTTGATATAAAGCCAGCGGAAATTATTCCAGAAACTTTTGAAGTTGTTGAAACATCGAATGATGATGATGCTGATTTTGAATTCGCTAGAAGAAACATAAAAGATTTGGCTGAAAAAGGAAAAATTGCTGTTGATAATATTCTAGAAGTGGCGCGAGCTACGGATCATCCTAGAGCATATGAAGTTGCTGCTACTCTAATAAAAAGTGTTGGAGATTTAAATAAAGATTTAATGGATCTTAGAAAGAAAAGAAAACTGTTAATGGATAATATGAGCACTTCTTCTCCAGAGATAAATGTGAATCAAGCAGTTTTTGTTGGATCAACAGCAGAATTAATTAAAGCAATAAAGAGAGTTGAATAAATGGAAACTTTAATAGAACAGTTGAGAACTATTCTAGGAACGAATTTCGGTCTTTATTTTAAAGCGCATTCGTTCCATTGGAATGTAGAAGGACCCAATTTCATCCAATATCATGAATTTCTAGGTGATTTTTATGATTCTGTTTGGCAACAAACTGATGAAATTGCTGAAAAATTAAGAATGCTAGGAGTCTATGCTCCTGTTAATTTAACACGAATACATAATCTCTCCGATGTGGAAGAGAATGATTCCATACTCTCTGACAGAGAAATGTTTATGAATTTAAATGAAAGCAATGATAGATATATCGTGCATCTGAGAGCTGGAATTGTTGCTGCTGATGATGCACAAGAACCAGCAATAAGTAATTTTTTACAAGAACTATTA